ACCTAATGAGGATGGTTCTGTGACAGTAACTACAAATGAAGAATATGAAACAGAAGAAGAAAAAGATATAGAGACTGATGACACTGGTAACCCAGATGTAGATATTGACGGGACACCACTATTAAGGGAAAAAGAAATAGAGGAAGATTTCGCCTCCAAAGCTCAACAAAGATATCTTTACGCAGTTAACCCAGCAGCAGCTGAAAAATTAGCTTCTAAAATGACAAAAAAAGATTATGAAAATTTACCAGAAAAAGTAGATGAACAAAAAATATTGGAAGATTGGATTACTTCTTTGGTAGAAACTCATGAAAGACCAACTATAACAAAATCAAAGTTCTTAAAAACAATTAAAGAATATGTGACTCCTGATATGGAAGGTAGTCCTGACAATCCGTTTACACTTACTACTGCCCCACAACAAGATTCTTTTGATATGGTAGTTGGTATAGGTAACGAAATGACACCACCAATGGAGGTAAAAATAGATAATTTTGATGATGGTGGCCATTTAAATGGTTATTTAAAATCAGATGAATCAGATAAAATTATAGATTTAAATATATGTCCTGCAGGTGATATTAAACTAGATGGTAATCCGTTAGGTGTGGTGGAACTGAGTGAAACAGATAGAGATGATGATGGTGAGTACATAGGTGCACCAGAAGCAACTACAGCACCAGTAAAAACACCGACCATCGCCCCAACCAAACCAGGTGAAAAAAAAAGAAGAGGTCCTTTTGAAAGACCTAAAACAAAACCAAAACCTAAAGCTGGAGGTAGTGAATCACCATTACCAGATTGGTTAAAATCAACTAATTTAGGTAAAGCATTAACACAACATGGCTAAGAAAAAACTTAACGAAGCACCACCTATTGATTATGGTGATGGTAGAGAAAGAATGTCCCCAGACATTGAGGGTAAGTTAAGGTCACAAGACCACCCACTAGGTGGACACCAAGCATTTCCAGATGTAGATGGTGATGGTATTCCAGATAATTTTGAAGAACTAATCGCATCTCAAAGATTTAAAGATGTTGTACAAAAAGTAAAAGACGCTACAGGGGTAGAAAATATAGACCCACAAACATTTATGTCTTTACAACCTATGTTAATGCAAGCAGCAAGAAGAATCATGGAAATAGAGTCTCAAAATAGAGAAACTTTAGAAAATTTAGCTGTAGAATTAGTAGTGGATGAAATGGGTATACCAGAAGGAGACTTACAATTTGACGCAAAACTAGAAAAACCAGATACTTCTGGTATGCAAACAAAACCACAAAAAAAGAAGAAAAAAGAACCAGAATTTCCTAATTTTGAAATGGAAGATGAGGCAGCTAAACGATTACAAAAATTAGATTTAGAAAAACAAAAAAGAAGATTTATAAATTCTTTAATACAAGGTTCAGCAAAAAAAGCTCATTATATGTACCATTTAGTTAATGAAAAACTAAATGAAATTAACCCCGATTTAGTGGGGCTATACTCAATAGTTATGTCAGTAAATGATTTATTGTATTGGGTAATGCCTGACATGGAAGGTATGATTGGTGCAGGTGGAGCGGAATCTGCAATGGCCGGAAAAGAAGAACTAGACTTAGAAACTGACCCACCAACAATAAAAGCTACCGGGTTAATGTTCCCTATTTTAGTACATGAATTATATAAAGGAGTGATGGAGTATATATCAGCTCATGGGTTACCATCAGACCCAGAAATGGCTGATGAGGTGATAGGTATGGAAGATACTTTACCAGCAGAAGTGTGGGATTTAAGATTAGGACCAGTAATTTGGGAAAAATTTTTAGAGGTATACCCAGATAACTTTTTTGATATGGAGGAACAAAAAAGAATTAAAAATTATTTTTATTTTAAGTTTGTAAGTTTAGAGGCTGAAGAATTTTTAACGCTAGCTAAAGAAATACTATCGGGGACTCAAAAAGGTAAAGACCAGGTTAAAAAAATGATTGATGATATCGTCAAACAATTAAAACAAGAAGATTACGAGGATGTTTCCGGTGAAGTTACCCCATCAGAACCACAACAAATAGACCAACCAGAATCTAGAGAAGAATTAGATGTTGATGTTATATTGGATAAAATCAATAAAACAGGCATGGATTCTTTAACACAAGTAGAAAAAGACTTTTTATATAACTTGTAAAGGGTTAATAATTTTCCGATATTTATAGCATATGACACAAGAAGAGTTAATAAAAGAATATGCTAGGTGTTTACAGGACACAAATTATGCAATAAAAACTTATCTAGAAACTTACGATAATACACAATCTAGATATGTGCCTTTTAATTTGTTCCCGGAACAAGAAATGATGTTATATAATTTTGATAATTATAACGATAACATTACTAAAAAATATAGACAAGCGGGTGTATCTACAGCTACCGCAGCCTGGGTCTCTAAAAAACTCCAATTCGCCTCAAAAAGTAAACCAGAAAAAATACTTATAATCGCAAATAAATTAGATACAGCTTCAGAGTTTGCCAATAAAGTGAGAGGTTTTTTAAATCAATGGCCAAATTGGATTAATGTTGGTTTCTCCAAAGAAAAAGATTCACAAAAACATTTTAAACTAAATAATGGTTGTGAAGTTAAAGCGGTTGCAACTTCTGTCGATGCACTTAGAGGGTACACCCCAACAATCCTTATTTTTGATGAAGCCGCTTATATTGAAGCTGGTGACGATTTCTGGGCTGCATGTATGGCCTCACTTTCCACCGGTGGTAAAGTTATAGTAATATCCACACCAAATGGATACGATAAAATATATTATGAAATCTATGAACAATCCATTAAGGGTTTAAATAGTTTTCATATATCAGAATTACATTGGGAAAACGACCCAAGATTTACAAAAGACCTTTATTGGGTTAAAACAAAAGACATAGTTCATTTTTTACTTAATAGAGAAGATTACAAAGAGAGTGAGTTTTTACACGAAAAAGAATTAGATAAATTCGACAAGTTAATTAAAAAAGGTTATAAACCTTGTTCATCTTGGTTTGAAAGTATGGTTAAAAAACTTAAGTACGACAGAAGGAAGGTCTCACAAGAATTAGAAAGTGCTTTTTTAGGGTCTGGTGATAACGTAATACCCGTAGAAACAATAGAACAAATTAAAGATTTACATATCCTAGACCCAGAAGAAATGTTTGTGGGTAACCAAATGTGGATATGGGAGAAACCAATAGAAGGGCATAGATATATCTTGGGGTGTGACGTAAGTAGAGGTGATTCGGAAGATTTTACTTCTATTGTTATAATAGATTTCGACGAAAGAAGACAAGTAGCGGAATATTTAGGTAAAATACCACCTGATTTAGCTGCTGATATTGTATATAAATGGGGAACAATATATAAAGCGTATGTTGTAATTGATATTACTGGTGGTATGGGTGTAGCTACCTCTAGAAAATTACAAGAATTGGGGTATAAAGATTTATATGTTGAAGGTACTAATACAGCTAATAAATGGAAGTACAACCCTAGTTCTGTCGATAAAATACCAGGACTAGCGTTTAATAATAAAAGAACACAAATTGTAGCTTCTTTTGAAGAAGCTCTAAGACATAAATTTATTATAAGGTCAAAAAGATTACTTAATGAGTTATATACATTTGTCTATATAAATGGTAAAGCTAACCATATGAAAGGAAAACACGATGATTTAATTATGGCTATAGCTATGGCTATTTATGTGGGTGAACACTCTTTTTCACAATTACAAAAAGCAGATGCACTAACAAAAGCGATGTTGAATAGTTGGACTACTGATGGTGAAACAGACGATAAAACCCCTTCACACAGACAACCACAACAAAATAAACCGTTATTTGGTATTCCAGGTAACACAGGTAACGACCAAAAAAGTATGTATAAAGAGTATGGTTGGTTATTTGGCAAAGTAAAATAAGAAATAATTTACTATTTATAATATAATTTCTATTATTAAAGAAAATGGCAGATTTAACAATATATCAAAGACTAGGAAAATTATTTGGGACTGGAGGACCAACTAGGAAAGAACCCTCATACCAAAAATTTAAATTGGGTTCTAAAGAAATCCTTAAGACAGACAATAAGGCAGAATTTGACCAACAAAAGTTGCAAATGCAACAATCATTGTATCTATCAAACCAATGGCAAAAGATAGATAATGAATTGTATACAAAATCTATTTACTACGAACCAACCAGGTTAGCGTCATATTATGATTATGAGTCTATGGAGTTTACACCGGAAATTTCCGCAGCATTAGATATATACTCAGAAGAATGTACCACACCATCTGAAAAAGGTTACATGTTGTCTATATTTTCAGAGTCAACAAGAATCAAGTCAATTCTAGGTGACCTATTTAACAACATTCTAGATATTAACACTAATTTACCGATGTGGATTCGTAATACTTGTAAATATGGTGATAATTTTGTCTACCTTAAAATAGACCCAGAAAAAGGAATAATGGGGTGCAATCAATTACCTAATATTGAAATTGAAAGAACGGAAGGTCATAGCTACTTAAACCAAATGAATTCATCTGAAGATGACTCAGAAAATAAAATAGAATTTAAATGGAAAGAAAAAGATATGACATTTAATAATTGGGAAATGGCACATTTCAGATTATTAGGTGATGACAGAAGATTACCTTATGGTACCTCTATGTTGGAAAAAGCAAGAAGAATATGGAAACAATTACTATTATCTGAAGACGCTATGTTAGTTTATAGAACTTCTAGAGCACCAGAAAGAAGAGTTTTTAAAGTATTTGTGGGTAATATGGATGATAAAGATGTTGAAGCTTATATACAAAAAGTAGCTAATAAGTTTAAAAGGGACCCAGTCGTAGACCCACAAAACGGAAATGTAGACTTAAGAATGAACCAAATGGCGGTTGACCAGGATTATTTCATACCTGTAAGAGACCAGGCAGCTCCTAGTCCTATAGATACTTTACCGGGAGCAACTAACTTAAGTGAAATAGCGGATATCGAATACATACAGAAAAAACTATTAGCGTCACTCAGAATACCAAAGGCTTTTTTAGGTTTTGAGGAAGTAGTAGGTGAGGGTAAAAATTTAGCTCTACTGGATATTAGATTTGCTAGAACTATAAATAGAATACAAAAAGCTATCATACAAGAGTTAAACAAAATAGCTATTATTCATTTATACGTATTAGGTTTTGAAGATGAAATTGAAAATTTTTCACTAGGATTAACAAACCCATCTAGTCAGGCAGATTTATTAAAATTAGAACAATGGCAACAAAAAATAACTTTATATAAAGATGCGGTTGGTGACCCAGGTAGTGGAATAGCGCCAGTTTCAGCAACATGGGCTAAAAAGTTTATTTTAGGTATGAGTGACGAAGAAATTAAACTAGACCTCCAACAACAAAGGTTTGAAAAAGCTGTATCTAAAGAATTAGAAACTACACCAGAAATAATAAAGAAAACTGGTTTATTTAATACAGTAGATAAATTATATGGTGAACCAGCTACTGAAGATACAGGTACTGAAGATGCTGAGGATGAACCAGGTTTAGATGCTGGAAGTGAGTCTGTGGCTGATTTCGATATGGGTGGCCCAGAAACTGAAGAGCCGGGAGGTGGTGATGAGGTGACAGAACCAGTACCAGCAGCAGAAGGATTTAATACCGAAAGAGGACTACCACTAATAATGGAAGAAAAAGGATTATCAAAAGACGGGTTAGAGAAATTATTTAGTAAGAATAAAAAAACAATCGACTCAATTAATAAAGAAGTAGAGTCCTTATTAGATAAATAAGTATATTTATTATAAAAAGAAACTATGAAAGGATTCGCGTATTATAAAAATAGCATAGACAGTATTTTAGAAAATTCTTACAAAGATAAGAATAAGTTTAAGAAAAATTTATCGGTGATTATGGGTAGTATGAAATATTCTAAAACCCTAAGTGAATTTTTTATTCTATATAATGATGTCGCTAGTAAAAGACTTACAGAAACTAAACATTCGGAAGTTTATATAACAGAAACAACAGCATATCTTAGAGAGAAAAAAGACAAACTAAATAAAGTATTGCCTGTTTTAGATAAAATTATTTCCAGTAGAAAAGAAATTTGTGAAAATAGAGTAAACGAAATATATGATAATTTGGATAATATAATTTTTAATGATAGCATTAAAAATATTGAAGGTATTATAGAATCTAAAAAAATATTAACTAAAAATATGTTAAAGGAGGGTGGAGAAAAATTAGGTAAAACTATAAACCCAAAGGTACTTTCTCACGTTCTATCTAAAAATTATGGTAAAGCTTATAATGAAAAATTAAGTGAGTCACAAAAAGAAATCCTTAAAAATACTATATTAATGACTGAAAATAATTTAGACAATGAATTCAGTAATATTAAAGATATAGTATTAACTAAATTAAATTCTTTAATAAAAGAATCTAAAGATGATAATTTAACAGTTAAATTAGTGGAGACTAAAAACAAAATTACCACCTTAAAAACATCTAAAAAATCTTATATTCAGGTTAGGGGCCTCTTAGAGGACTTGAACTAAAACACTCTATTTTTTATATTTAACTAGTAAACTTAATTATTATGTTAAAACAAGGTAGAGAGATAAAAATAGACATTTCAGACTTATTTAAAACATCATACGGTACTGTAGATGTTACAAAATTAAAATCAATTTTTTTAAATGTTTCTAGTTGGGTAGAACCAATTAATGAATCAAATAATTGGTCTGTCCCGGTAAATAGGATTAAAAGTAAGATAAAAAAATCATTACATAACCAACTAGTTAGTACCCCATTTAAAGATAAGGCAATAATAGATTTAGATTTAAGAACTAGTGGTATAAGAAAAGGTAAAAGAAGTTTTATGAGATGTGAGGTTACCTTATTTTTAGATAGTAAAAGAAAAATAGATTTAAGGTCTTTAGAAATGTCACACTCTATAAATAAGATAACTAATAACATTATTAAAGAGTCTTTACTATCCTCAGAAACTTTTAAATTCTATAATAGTAAAAAATAAAACAAAATATTCTAAAACTATAATGAAAACCCTTAGGGGTTTTTTTATTTATATTCATATTTATAGTAAAAGTAATCTATGAGAGTTTTAGAAGCCAGAGAATGTGGACATGGTATATTAGTTGAACAAGATGGGTATATTTCACCTGATGATAATAAATCTATTATTAAAGAAATGAAGGAAGGAAATCTTGGGAGTGAAATATACATGAATGCGATTTTACAAAAATATGATACACCTAATAGAAACGGTAGGATTTATCCCGAACATATTTTAAGGAGAGAAAATGAAAGATATCAAGAAATCATAAATAAAGGTGGAGCTATTTCAGAACTTAACCACCCAGAGTCATCTCTTATAGATTTAGATAGAGCATCTCATATAATTACAGAAACATGGTGGGATGGTAATAGACTTATAGGTAAATTAAAATTATTAACGTCACCGGGATATATAAACGAAGGTGTAATATCTTGCGTTGGTGATATGGCAGCTAATTTATTAAGACAGGGTGTTACTCTAGGTATTTCTTCTAGAGGTGTGGGTTCCCTAACAAAGAATGGTGAGTATAATGAAGTACAAGAGGATTTTGAATTAATTTGTTTTGATTTAGTATCATCACCATCTACTCCAGGGTCTTATTTATTTAAAGAAGGTGATAATGCTGATAGTGTAGACGAACCTAATGGGGTCGTAGAATCATCAAAAAGTACTCAATCTACTGGTTTTGATAAGTCAATTTCTTTAATGTCTAGATTAGACAACTTTTTAAGTAGATAAAATCCCCACTAAAAACCTCCGAATAAGGATTTTTTACAATACGAATATATTTATAATAAAACTACTTGCGTGGTGCAGGATAGTTTTATAATAAACTTATAAAAAAAATAAAAAAACGTGAGTGAATCAATTTTAGAAAAAGCGTTGCTCGAGGCGGAACAGTTGGAAGAAACTATGAAGTCTAATGCAAAAGAAATACTGTCTTCAACTATGAAGGGAGAAATTCAAGAACTGGTAAAAGAATCGTTAGAAGACGATTACCTTAAGGAGCAAGAAGAAGAAGAAGAAGTTGATGTTTTGGATATAGATGATGAAGTGGAAGGTGATGACCTTGAAGCTGAATTACCTATAGCTGCAGACATTGAACTTGATGTTGAGGACGAGACAGACGACATGATGACTGAACTGCCACCTCTAGATTTAACATTAGCATCCGATGCAGAAGTATTGAAAGTGTTTAAAGCAATGGGAGACGAAGATGGAATCATTATCCAACAGGATGGTGACGAAATCGACTTGACCGATACCACTACAGATACTGAATACATCATTAAATTAGACGAAGAAAAAAAATCAAAAACAATGAAAAAAACAGTCAATGAAACTAAAGAAGTTTCTGAAATGGAAAACATGGATGAGATGGATAAAGAAATGGGCGAAATGCATCATGAAACCAAAGAAGCCTATATGGACGAAATGGAAGATATTGATGAAGTTGTTTACGAAATTGAATTGTCTGAAGATTACGAAGAAGAAGACCACAAAGACAGAGATGAATTTGATGGTAGAGATTCTGAAGTAGTTGGTGTAGATTCGGATATTAAAAAACAAAGAATGGAAGGTGAAGAAATTGAAGAAGGCGGTATGTATAAACACGACCAAGGTGGTGTGGATTACAAACACTTCAAAGACACAGACCCAAATTACCATGGACACGATGGTGAATCACATGATGACCAAGGAGGTTCAGATTTTGGTGTAAAGGGACGAAGTCAAAAAACCAGACATGAAAGGGTAGAAGGTCATGGTCATAAAGGTAAGAAAAAAACTAAATACGGAATGAATAAGGGTGATGAATTTCATAGACATGACGTAGATGGTGTGGAGAAAGAAGCTGGAAAATATGGAGCTTATGGTGAAACTGAAATGAAAGAAGCTTCTAGAATTTTAGGGTTAGGAAGAAAATCTAACGGTAAACATAAACCTTCCGGTATTAGAAAAGCTATTACTCCAAATCGTAACCTTGGTGAAAGTCGTATAAGAAAGTCCTACAATCTTCTTAAAGAAGAGGTAGAAACTTTAAAAGTTAAAAATTCTGACTATAAGAAAGCT